CAACACCTTGAAGAACCTCTATTGGTCGCAGGCGCAGATGCCCGATATTTCTTTCGAGAACATGAAGGGATTGGGCAACATCGGCTATGACGCACGGCAGACCTTGTTTGCCGACGCCAAGTTAAAGGTCGAGGGCGAGACGGGTGACTTCGTGGAATTTTTGGAGAGAGAAGGAAATGTTATCAAGGCGTTCTTGAAGGTGATGAATCCCGAATGGGCAAAACGGCTGGACGAGATAGAGATCGAGCATACCATCAACGTATACGACTATGCCGACCAAAAATCGCAAATCGAGATATGGACCGCTGCCAACGGAGGCAAGGCCCTTATCTCCCAGCGTGAGAGCATTGAGAAAGCGGGCCTTACGGTGGACTCTTATAAGACCTACGAGGATATACAGAAAGAGGACGGACAAGAGGTTACTGCCCGTGTGAACTCAATCATGGAGGGCGGTGTATGACGATTGACGAGGTGAAGGAAGAGAAACTGAAAGCCGAGAAGATTATCTCCCAGGCCTTGCATGACTTCGAGACCCTTACGAAGGTGAATCCCATCGGCATCGAGATAGCACGTCAGGACGTGTTCGACAAGATGGGGAACCTCGTGGACGTGAATTACCCCGTGGAGATAGCGGTAAAATTATGAAAAAGGAGAAACCGAAATACCGGTGCAGGGATTGCAAGTGGGCGACAGACTACCACGAGCGGAACATGGAGGGCGATTACTTCTTGTGCAAGTGTCCTTTCTTCGAGTATTCACGGTTTCTGAATTTGGATTGGTGCGAGAAATTCCATAAGCGATGAAAGCGAAGATTCCCAACATGAAGAAGGGCTACCAGGCGTTGAACAAACGCTTGAACTCCTACGTCTTGCAGGTGTATGACATCTACGAGACGATGAGCCGTGAGGCAGCGAAGATTGCTTTACGCACCGGCTATGGCGGTTCAATGCCTTTTAGGTGGGCAGACTATCCGGCCACGAAGAGCCAAATCCTTGCCCTGCAAACGAGGCTTTGCAAGGAGTTGAAGGGATTGATCTACGCATCGACCACGGAGGAATGGAAGAACTCGAACCTTATGCAGGACTTGATTGCCGACAAGGTTATGAAAGCCTATAAGGCGCAGAAAGGCGGTGAAAGGGTCAAGAGGTATTATCAGACCAACTCCGATGTGTTGAAAGCCTTCCTGGAGAGGAAGGAGAAGGGGCTGAACCTGTCCTCGAAGGTGTGGAAGCAGTCGAAGGATTACAAGGACGCTTTGGAGAGCGTCTTGTCCGTGGCGGTAGAAAAGGGGACGTCAGCGGTGACTCTTAGCAAGCGAATCAGCAAGTATCTGACGAATTTTGACTTGATAAGGAAAGACTACAAGGAACGCTACGGCCAGGCTATCGACATTGCGGATTGCGAATATCGGTCCGCACGATTGGCCCGCAGCGAAATCAATATCGCTTACCGCAAGGCCGAGCAGACCCGGTGGAATCAGTTTGACTTTGTGGTAGGAAAGGAAATCAAGACCTCGAACACTCATGAAGCGAGTATGCCCAAAGGGGATGTCTGCGATAGGTTGGCGGGCCGTTATCCGAAGGATTTTGATTGGGTCGGTTGGCATCCGAATTGCAAGTGTTACGAGGTTCCTATCCTTAAATCCGAGGATGATTTTTGGAACGAGGACGAGGACTACGTGCCGGATAACTGGGTGGATGACGTGCCGGAAAATTTCAAGAGTTGGATTGACGATAACGAAGAGCGCATCCTTGCCGCACGTGAAAGAGGTACACTTCCGTATTTCCTCCGTGATAACGAGGACAAGGTGGATGAGATTCTCACCGATGAGCAGCGCAAGAAAAAGCCCGCATAATTTTTTTGCTTTTTGATGAAAAAAAAGTGCGATTTTATTTTGTGCTTTCAAATAATATTTGTATCTTTGTAATACAGAAAACAACCAAGTATTAACCGGGGAGACCCCCCATAAAACAAGAAGAATATGAAAGAAAGTGTATTTGTACCGAATGATACGGTATTGGCGAATGGTTACAGATTGGACGATGGCCGATTGATAGACCTCAGTAAATTGAATTGGGGATATGATGTGATGTTCGACATCAACACCGGAGAGATTGATGCAGACAGCAAGAATCTCGTGAACTTGAATATGCTTAAAAAGGCCGGCAGGCTGACGGAAGTGCACTGCTATCAGGAAGAGCACTGCTACATCGGTGAGGTGCATCAAGGACTCAATGAAGAAGAGTACGCAGAGTTGGTTGAACGCATCCAAATGGACTTCCGCAGCAAGGGCTACAAGGTCAGCACGAGAGCGTTGGACTATGTGCTCCACGGGTATATGTCGGGCTTCAAATCCGCCTATCGTGACGAAGAGAACGGAGTGCATCTATTCGTGACGTGTTGGGAGAATCCGTTGAATGTGGTGCTTACCACGCTGCACGAGAAATGCAAGGATTGGCAGACAACGTATTTTGCTTAAGTGAAAAACAGAACGATATGAATTACCGATTTGAGAAGGAAGGTGACGGATGGTACATCGCATCCGACCTTGACAACTTGGTGAGTGTGCGATTCAAGAAGCACGCTTACAGACATACCGGGAAGGTGCGTATCGACCCCAATAGCATACTTTACAGCAATGCCGAGTTGCGCCAGCGTGACCTACCGGAGATACTTCGCAACCTTTCCAAATGGACTCATGACCACTACCACTACCTGGCCATGCCGAAAAAGAAGTATAAACTCTACTTGGACGGACAGACGATGAAGATAGAGAGACTCACCGAGCCGCATTTTACTTTGACGGTTGATAGCCTGGATCAAGTCATGCGCCTGCCGAAGATTCTGCGGAATCTCGGGGTGTTTATCCTTCATAATGACGGCATGATTACGAAAACTTAAAAAGTTTTCGCAGACGAGCGTTTTTTATGCGTTTGTATTTTGTATAAAGAGATTTTTTTTGTATGTTTGTAATCGAAAATACACAAAGGATATGAAAGGAACGGATTTGATGCAGACGAAGGAGAACATCACCTATGTACTTGCCGACCTCTTGGAGTACAATCTCATGGAAATGGAAGAGACTCTGAAGAAGCACGGACTGGGGTTGCGCCACGAGGCGAAGCGGGAATTTAACATCGCTTTGAGAGCCACGAGGAACATCCGCAGGGAGGTACGGTTCGCAGACATGAACACGCAGGAGGATTATGCGGATGATTCCGACATCCTCAACGCTTTGGTGATGGTCTTGATCGACCGCATCGGTGACGACAAGAACATGGCTTACAACATCTACGAGCATCTGAAAGGCCTGCCCTCTAAGATTGGACTTGACACGGATTATGATGATGTGTTCGAGTTCGTATTCAAGAAAAACGGAATGAAACTTAAAAAATTAGCGTAATGGACAAGGAAATGTACGGAGTCCGCATGACGGACAATTACGAGAAATTCTCTTTGATGAGTTGTAACCGTGAGGTGAAGTCCGACAAGGTGTACAAGAGCATCAAGGAGAACGGTGACTTTACCATGTGGAAGCCCATCCTGGTGACGCCAGGCTTTAAGATTATAGACGGGCAGCACCGATTCCAGGCTTGCAAGGACCTTGGTCTCCCGATTTACTACATCGTGTATGACGGTGAGCATGATTACGACAAGGTGATGCGCACATTGAACATTTGGGTAAAGACGTGGCAGCTGGAGGATTGGATGACGTTTTACGTCAAGCAGGGTGTGGCGAATTATGTGAGGTTGGCCGAGAAGATGAAGGAGAAGCCTTTGGGCAACCTTAGCAATGCCATAGTTGCGTTCTCCAACGGAAGCACGAACACCGTGGCCTTCAAGGCGGGGAAACTTACGGACGATTCGGTATGGTATGACCGGGTGTATGACTTTGTGAACAGCATCGAGTACAAGAACAACCATTACAGACCTTTCATCCTGGCGGTGATGCGGTACATGGAGAAGTATGCTGACCAGCCGAGGAAAATCGAGAAGCTGCGCAAGAAGATTGGATGCGTGCCTTATTACCATGAGTCCGATCAATTTTTGCAGGCATTTGAAAATCTTAAATAGTAGGATATGACGGAAGAAGAGTTTAGGA